AGTGTGGTACAATAAGGGTGGGAAAAAGCATATACAAAACAGAACAAAATAAAACGGAGGTAAAGATCATGAAACTATTAAATCAATTAGAGGCACGTCACAGTGGGATTAAAGAAGAGATTCTTACAGCTCAGAATGAGTACAGTTATCGAGAGGCGAAGCTCCGTGGTAAGGAAGTAGTTTATAAACTTGCAATTGAGTTAATGAAGGATGAGTCTCTGCAATTTGTGTATGATAAGATCAATGAACTGCATCAAGATCTTACGAGCTCACTTCAAGTAGAAGATGTTGAAGAAAATATTCTTGAATACAAGGGCAGGCAGGAAGCCTGTGAAGAGATTATGCAAATGTTGATGAAAGAGATTAAGAAGGATAAAGCGAAGGTTATTCAAGAAGTTTATGAGGATATGCTTAATGATTATAAGCATGAGTTAGATAAGTTGAATGGCTATGATCTTGAAGAGGACAGTGAGGAATATTTCGTTCTGCAAGGTAAGGTAATTGGCATGAACAAATCGCTTAAATGGATTAGGCGATTGCTCGAGGAGGTCTAATATGACTGATTTCAAAAACAATCTGTACTTTCCATTATTTTGTGCCAGACTAAATATCAAGGACCAGTTAGAGAGTCAAAAGAGAATAGGCTCGATAACAAGCAGAACAGAGGGCATATTAGATGCCCTGACAAAATCGCATAAAATAATCGCAAGTCGAGATGACTATACACAATACATAACCGGGTTAATAGAAGGGTATGAGGAAGTCCTAGTTATCATAAAGGAGGAAGAAAAGAGATGGAAGTAATAACCATGAACATGCTCAGCGACTTATTGGAGATTATGAGCAGGATGGGATATGATGAGTCCTACAGAGCTGGTGCAACGGACACAATCAGAGCTCTCTTACGTTTATTAGAAGGTAACTGTCATGAGAGTCCTTGACTCTCATGACCGCACCCTTGAGCTAATGCTCACAGGGAGCTGCACATACAAGTTAGAAACGAGCATGGGCGTGTATGAGGTAGAGGCAACTTTAGTAGGTAAATACATATTTCTAAAATGGCCCTATGATGTGCCGCGTAAGCAGGAGCAGGTAGAGCAGTATTTGAAGCAGAAAATATCATGGTACATAGCAAATAATGTGCATGATGTATCGCAATGGAAGGAGAAGGACTGGCAGATATGATGTTAGCTTTCATATCCATTCAGCTTGTGTGCATAAACGTGACTCTAGTTATGATCTGGTATAAGATAGGAAGGTGAAGAGGTGAGCACTCATGATAGAGACAGTGATTCAGGTTCTATCCTTTTCTACTCTAGTAATTATCTTTTTCTTGCTACCATGCTTAATAAATTATTTTACACAAGCAATCGATTCATTGAAAAGATGGGAGAAGAGGCGGAAGTCGAGAAATTACATGAGGAAATGCGCGAACTTACAGTTGCGCTTGCAGGGAAGAACCAGAAAGAGATTGAAGAGGAATCGATTGACGTTCTGATATGTCTAGTACACATATTCAATATGCTATGCTTAACGCCAGCGCAGGTCCTAGAACTTGCCATGGATAAGGCTGATCTACGCTATAACCAGCTTAATGCTGATTATAAAATAAAACAAAAGGAGAACGAACATGAAGAAGATCACGCGCACGATTAAGAGGCACAAGGTAGACTTCTACAAGGTATCGATGGAGAGCGAAGGGGTTCAGACGGAATTTCTTTGTACGCAGTATTTAGACTCTGAGCCAAACCAGAGATTTATTAGCGATCTAAAGAAATCGTATGGGCTTCCCAAGGAGACCAACCTTATTTACAAGAGCGAGGTGGTTGAGGACAAATATCAAATGAGGATTGAGGATTTTATCGCGGCTGCTGAGTTGGTAACTGACGATGAAGGAGATGAGCAGGAATGAAAATCATTACCAGGACAGTCCAGTGCTATGATTACATCTTTTGTAAGCTGAAAGCACCGGAGGAAGACGGAGAGGCTTATGAGGTGGAGGACACTCAGACTGTAACGACCTATGAACCTCTTACGAAAAAGGCCATTAAGGAGCTGACAGGTGAGGGCGGTAGTCTGGCAGGTTATATCTGCACATCTACCGCAACACGCGAAATCAAAATGGCCTGTACTCTACAGAAATTTATGAGCATTGCAACGCCATACGAAAATGATATTAACATTGTAACCGAGGATGACAAGGAGGAGAATAACAATGGCTAACGAGCTGATGAGCATGAACGAGTTTGGTAAGATTCTTGAGAATGTGGGAGATGCCTACGCCTCTATGGACCTGACGCAGCCCGAGAATAAGGTTAAGCTGTATAATGCGATCAATGGGGCTTCCGATAAGGTAAGTGATCTCATTAACCGCGACTTTATTCTCAAGGACGCCGTAACAGTTCCGGCTACGGTAGTAGATGAAAAGACAGGGGAGCAACGTTACATTGTCCGTTCCATCCTGATTGACGGGGAGGGCAACTCCTATAGTTGTTCCAGTTCCGGTATGCACAATAGTCTCCGTAATATTTTGGCAATCTTTGGTACTCTTCATTTTGATGAAGGGCTCAAGGTTCGTGTAAAGCAGATTGAGACAAAACGGGGTAGAACCTTTACTATCGAGCTTGTATAATTAAATGAAGGGCCCCTAACAGTTTTCTTTCCTTGTCTCTTTTGTCTGTTAGGGGCCCAACTATATCTAAAAGGAGTGATAGTATGACTAAATACGAGAAGAAGCGCTTCCTACGGATGACGCCCCAGCGGTTTATTGATAAAGAGTGTGAGATTAGAGGCTGTAGACCAAATCAGTTGGATGGATGGGGAGTTATTCAGGTATTGACTGAGTACATTATCTGGATGGAGAATCAGCTTACGAAAGACGCCACGCTAGATTCTGACATGAAATTTTCTATCTATATGAAAGATGGGGACGTTAATGGTTTCCTACTGAGGGATACCGAGGAAAACCGGAGAGCATATGATGAGTTTATTTATGCTCTGTATGAAATTATGGAGAATTTGAATGAAAAGACAGCCGACAGAGAGAACATTGAGTGAAAATATAATTTGGGCTCGTAGGAAGCTAAGTGCAGTTATGCGAAAAACATTTGGTCCAAATTACGTCATTGATGATGAGGTAATAGAGCTGATAGCTCGGAAAATGGGTGGTGAAGTAAGTTGCCTAAAAGGAGAACCACATATCAAAATAAGCGTGGAATACGATTCACAAAGCGTCAGTATGCAAGCCTAGAGAATGCGATACGGAATTATAATAAACGATTACAGGCAGCCATTAAGAGAACACCTAAAGAATTTAGAAAGGCTTTACCAAAGAGAGTAAAAATAAGTATCCTTAGAGATCAACCATCCAGCACAGCCGAACTGAAAAGAATTATAGCGAACTTGAACAGGTTTAGGGGTGAGGGATTTGGAATTGTATCAGTTGAAGGACTTCCTACGACTCAAGCTCAGCTTGAAATATGGAGAGAGGACATAGCTAGAGAAAATAGACGTAGGAGATCAATAAGAAAGCAGATAGCAGCGGAGGAAGAGGCTCAGGGCCGTTTTAGAACAAGAGGTAGACAACCGCTTAGCGACTTAGATGAAGAGCAGGTAATTGGTGAGCTGTTACGTCAACGTTACGAAGAACCAGAAGATTACGGTACAATAGGTGATGCGCGTATGAATATGGATGATTTTATGCGCGGGAAAGTCATTGACGAGAGGACAGCAGCGTGGCAACAAAGGTATTTAGATCAGCTAGAGGAAATAGAAGTACAAGGGGTAGTTTTGGGGGTCCCTAACGTTTCTGAGATAATCCAGGATATAAGGAATATTGTTATGAACTTAAGCCCCATGCAATATTATTACGCAGAAGAAACTATCCCAGTGCTTCATATTTCCATAACCTCTGATATTATGTTGTTCTTGAATGGGTTGGAAGAGATCAGGCAAGCATGGGAGAATTTCTTTTCTAGGTTTGGATGATCTACGCTGCCGATTACGAAACCACAACAAGGGAGGATGACTGTAGAGTCTGGGCGTGGGGCATTGCTGATATAAGGAAACCGGATAAGGTAATATTTGGAACAGATATAAGTAGCTTTATGGAATTTGTTTCCGGGCTACAGGGAACGATATATTTTCACAACGTAAAGTTTGATGGCAGTTTTATTATAGACTGGTTATTTAGAAATGGGTATCGATGGACGAACGAAAGAAAGCTAGGAGAGCGTGAATTTTCTACCTTAATTTCAGACATGGGTGTTTTCTATAATATTAAGGTAAGAATGGAGGACTACAGGAGCGGAGTAAAACATACCCTAACATTTCAGGACTCACTAAAAATTATCCCTATGGCATTGGAGGAGATGCCAAAGGCGTTTGGACTAGAGGAAAGAAAACTTGATTTAGAATATACAAAAGACCGTCCTGTAGGATGGGAGTTAACCGAGGACGAGAAATCATACTTAAAAAATGATGTTGTAATACTATCCAAAGCCCTTCACTTTATGCTTAATCACGGCGAAGTAAAAATGACTTCTGGAGCTAATGCTTTGGCTGATTATAAAAGAAGGGTCGATAAGGATGATTGGAAGCGATGGTTTCCCAAGCTGGATAAATTAACTTATAATGATATAAAGAAAAGTTATAAGGGAGGCTATACATATCTTAATCCAGCATATCGTTCCAAAGAGGTAAAGGAAGGTCTTGTATACGATGTAAACTCTATGTACCCCTGGGCAATGCACTACTGTAAGCTACCATTTGGACAGCCTATATATTATAGGGGAAAATATCAGGAGTCCTCTATATACAGTCTATATGTGCAGCATATATTATGCGAGTTTAAGTTAAAGCCTGGAAGGTATCCGTCTATACAGATAAAGGGAAATTTCAGATACGCCGAGACGGAGTATTTAACGGAGAGTGTAGAGCCAACCGATTTAGTACTAACCAGTGTTGATCTGGAACTTTTCTTTCATAACTACGATGTAAACGTTATAGAATGGTGCGACGGGTATATGATGAAGGGTCAAATCGGCATGTTTGATGACTATATCGATTACTGGTATAACGAAAAGAAAAAAGCAAAGCAAGAGGGAAACCCCGGGCTACTTACAATAGCAAAGCTAAAGTTAAATGCGCTATATGGAAAATTCGGAGCAAGAATGTATGGAAGAAGTAAGGTGCCATATTTTGATGAGGAGCAGGATAAAGTAAGGTATAAGCTATCGGATGAGGAGGAAAGGAACGCACTATATTTGCCTGTGGCTACCTTTATAACCTCATACTGTAGAGACAAGATCATAAGGACAGCGGAGGCATGCGGAGAGCGGTTCATTTATGCAGACACTGATTCAGTACATATTGATGGTTGGGACATTCCAGAGGGAGTAGATATTGATGAGTACAGGCTAGGAGCTTTTAAGCTAGAGGAAAAATTTACGAGAGCAAAATTCCTGAGACAAAAATGCTATTTAGAGGTGTTAGGAAATCCTGGCGAAGAGGTCTTAAACGTAAAGTGCGCTGGGTTACCGAAAAGCGCTAGGGGTAAAGTCACATGGGATAATTTCTCTTTCGGCTCGGTTTTTGATGGGAAGCTAGTTCCAAAAGTTGTTTCAGGAGGTGTAATATTGCGGGAAGTAACCTTTGAAATTAAGAAACCGAAAAATGTTGACATTGCTTACAACTTATGATACAATAATACCGAGGGGATAATGTTTAGTTTGTATATACCTCAATGGGAAGCCCCCGTGAAGAGCGGGCCGGAGAGGCATAGGTCTGTGGCAGGATGATATATGAACGGCGTTACTCCCCTCATTCTTTTAGAGGTGAATATGGAACAGTCCATATATTACGATATAGACAAAACATTGTCTAAGCAGAGGTTATTTAACTTTGTGGTGGGTCCTAGAGGCGTCGGGAAAACATATGGATTTAAGAGGAGAGTAATTCAAAATTTTCTCAAAAAGGGAGAGCAGTTTGTATATTTGAGAAGATATGATACAGAAATGCCCTCTTCAAAAATGAGAAACTATTTTGATGATATTGCGGATGAGTTTCCAGATCATGAGTTCATAAGTCATAACGGACTATTCAGGATAGACAAAGAGATAGCTGGATGGTATTTTCCGCTTACAAAAGCTATTATGCTAAAGTCAATTCCATTTCCCAATGTAAGCCTAATAGGATTTGACGAATTTATAATTGCAACAGGGACCCATCATTATTTGCCTAAAGAGGTTACATCATTTTTAGAGTGTTATAGCACAATATCCCGGGATAGGGATATAACAGCCATATTTATGGCAAATGCTATTACTATTACGAATCCGTATTTCATATACTTTAATATATCTCTCCCTCCCGGAAGGAAGATCATGCTCTATGATGAGATATGTATTGAGTACGTTGACTCTCCTGCGTTTGAAGAGCATATGAGAAAAACCCGGTTCGGGAAGATCATTTCTGGAACCACTTATGGAGATTATGCAATTAACAATGAGTTTCTTTTGGACTCAGAGGATTTTATCAGGAAAATGGATGAGCCTTGTGCCAGTTTGTGCAACTTCCTAGTGAATGGAAAACAAATTGGTTTTTATAAAGGAAGCAAAACGGGACTATTTTATCTATCAGACAAACCAGATCAGACCAATAGAACGTTTAGCCTAAATATTGACGATCACAACGATAAGACAACATTTATTAAGAAAAGCAACATGTACGTTCTGAACATGATAGACAGCTTTTCGGTTGGGGACGTAAGGTTTACTAATATGAATGTAAAAAACATATGTTACGATGTGCTAAGGGGGTTTATGTAATGCCATATGAATTTACACAAGAGGGTTTTAGAGAGTTTAGTGAGGCAATTTTAGGGACAAATGGAGATCAAGCGTCTCTTACTACGATTCTTGCGGATATGCAGGATACATTCACTGACTCTATTGCTGCCCTCACCACAGCCAAAGCCAATGAGGAAGCCATGGAGAAGGAGAGGGATAGACTCAAAGAGGCAAATATGGACCTCTTTTTACGGGTCGGTGCATATCAGCAGGAAAAGCCCTCCGATAAATTAAAGGAGACTCCTGCAATTGGCACATCGGAATATATGAAGAAATTCTTTGAGGGACAAAAATAGGAGGTATAATATGGGAACTAAGGTAAACGGGGTTGCTACTCCTGAAATGATGAACGCGATTCGGGCTGAGGCTACTGCGGAATATAAGAACGCAGTCCCAGAAGCGACTCCATTTAATCTACAGGAAGTAGGGAATCCCATTTTGACCTACAACTCTGTTACAAATGAGTTTGTAGATGCGTTGGTAAATAAGATTATCGCAACGATTGCCTATCGTATGAACTGGGAGAACCCTCTTTCTCCGCTTCGTAAAGATGCACAGCCTTTGGGCATGGATATTGAGGAGGTTCAGACGAACCCGGCTAAAGCTCAGGGGTATGATGGTACGAATACAGGAATGGCTGCATTGCTAACTGTGAACAAGCCCGACTCTAAAGCAGCGTGGTATCGGCTGAACCGTAAGGACAAGTACACAGTAACCATTGAGAGGGAGCTCCTTACAAATGCCTTTACGAGCTGGGACAATCTGGATAATTATATTGGGCAGGTTGTAGACAGCCTTTATAACGGCAATACCATTGATGAGTATGTGTATACAAAGCAGCTAATTACTGACGCTATCAACGCAAATCACATCAATCAGTTTCAGGTGACCAACCCAGTTGACCAAGCAACCTCTACCGAGTTTGCAAAAGAGCTTCGTTCCCTTTCGGTTCTTTTTACATTCCCCTCTACAAAGTATAATAACTATGTAGCTATGGGAGGAACTGGGGCGCGCACAAGCTGGACTCCTGTTGACAGACAGGTTATCTTGATCTCTGCCAAGGTTGCAACTACAGTTGGATTTGATGTGCTGTCTGCGGCCTTCAATCTTTCTTATTCGGATTATCTGGCCCGTCAGATCATCGTGGATGAGTTCGATCAGAATGGAAAAGTGCTGGCAGTTTTGACGGATACACGGGCTTTCCAAATTCGTGAGAAGCTCCGCCAGTTCGCAACCTTCTACAATCCGTCTGCCCTTGCATGGCAGTATTACTATCATGCTTGGGATACCTTTAGCCTTAGCCCCTTCCACAATCTTGTAGCTCTGACTACTGCGTAAGGTGGTTGATATGATTCCTATTGAGAGTATAACATATGAAGTTTCTGCTGATGGAGCATATCCGAGAAATGTTACCATAACCCCGGGACGTGGAAGCTATGGGATGTTAGTATCTGAGGAATGGTATACTCCCATCTTCTCTATGGTATCGGATAAAGCCACAGTAGTTCATAGTCTAAGCACCAAAGGTGGGAACTCAGTAGAGGTGTCTATTGACGCTACTAATGTAGTCATCAATCTAAAGTATCCTATTAGTAAACGCATTACGCTTATTATGTTTTCAGACATTGATGACATAAAAACAGGATTAACCGATCTACATGTAATTGCGCAGATTGACAATGAAATAACTTTAACCAGCGCCACAATTCAAAACCTAGCTGACGCAATTGCAAGGGCCTTGCCCTCGACGTAATGAATGGGCCCCTTATTCGATGTAGAATAGGGGGCTCAACATTTAAGGAGGTGTAACATGGCTAGTTTTGAGCCCAGGACAAGTATATATTTGTGCGCAACAGGAATTGATGATACCAATAAGCCCTATTTTGAATCTAACAGCGCAATGGCTTCATGGGTTCAGGGAAAAGCAAAGCTCACGTTCTCAAACTACAGCTATCAGCGTGGAGATGAAAGGCAGTACTGCGCTGTCAATGCCTCTTATGATGATTGCATGAGCTGCGATACAATTTTATATAAAAATGATGCAGACATGTGGATAATTGGAAATATTACTGGCTGTGAGTTCAAAAATCCAAATTGCACATGGGTATATTTTGAGATTGATGCTTTTTGTACATTCTGCGGTAATATCAATTGGAATAATAGTTACTGCATGGTAGAACGAGAGCATGTAACAAACGACTGGAACGGAAACGACCCGAATTGGGATAATATTGGCATATTGGAGTCAATAGCTTCCTCTCCTTCATATGTGCGGCAGGTGTCATCCAGGGAATTTCCTGTAGATACATATATTGTGTTAGACCCATATGTGAGCGGGTCTGGGGATATGGACTTCACAGAAACTAAAGTAACAAACGGGATATATAGCGGATTAAATATGCACATATATTCAGACCCCTCTAACGTAACATCGTACCTAAACGATTTAGCAAAAAGTCCTGACAAGACAATAGATAATGTTGTCGGAGTAATTAGTACATCTGGTTCATTTCTATGGGGAACGGAAGAGGAAACACTGGACAGTCCAAAAGGGTGGTTGGCACTTAGAAATAGATGGGTTAATGCAAAAACATTTTCATCCCCGTTTTGCGTTGCTCAGCTAGAGAGTATGTCCACTTCTACACAAACTTATAAACCGGAATGTATGAGCCCAGGAACAAACTTTACAATTAACTTTAGAGGACTTGCCAATGGAGCTATGGGCGGTATTATAGCGTATCCAGATCAATATGGAGGTCAGGTATATAACGGTGAAGAAATGTTCGGCGTTACCATCGACGGATTACCAGAAGGGGCCTGGGTGGGAAATACCTACGCGGAATGGATGGCAACTACAGGAAGATTACATGCTGCAAAAGTTATAGGTAGCGCAGTTAGCGGAGCTATGGAAGGAGCACAGCAAGGAGCAATAGCCGGAGGAAAAGGAATGGCCGCTGGAGCCATTGCAGGAGCGGTACAAAACGCTGGAGGTCAGGCATTTTCATTCATGCAGGAATGGGCTAGAGCCACAAAAGCAAGCGTTACTGTGAATGGGGCAACTAACGGCTCGTCTATAAACCTTTCTGTAGGTCTAAATGGGTTTATTTTCTATGTGAAGTGGATTACATGCACAGATTCAGAAATGGACGCAGTAGACAATTACTTTAGCATTTATGGTTATAAGGTAATGAAGCTAAAAGTGCCCAATAGAAACACCAGACCATTCTGGAATTATGTAAAATGCCAAGCTGGGCATGTTGACTGTGAAGCTCCAATTACATATGTTAGACAGATTGAATCCATGCTGGAACACGGAGTAACTTTCTGGAATGTATCTGCCAGAGAAATTGGTAACTATTCAAATCCTGCCGGGAATGTGGGGTAAAATATGTTTTATTTTGCTAAATGGCTAAAGAAAAAGATCAAAGAGGATAGGGACGGTTCAATACAATTCTTAATGGCTATGCCTGGGAACGAAGCGTTGAGGCAAAGCTACACAGCAATGCAATTGAAAAGAATTGCTGATGCACTAGAAAAGGAGAAAAGTAATGGGAGTCCTTGAACTTATCACAAGTTTACTATTGATTTCATCCATCAAATATGGTATTCTTAAATGGGAGGGAATAGTTGATGCCGACATGGGCTGAAATTTTGTTGAATATTCTTGACATTAAGAATGTTGTAACACTTCTACTAACGGTTATCTTTGGGTATCTTCTTATTAAAGGAAGCCTTGCTCCCGAGTTTATGACTGTGTACTCTATGGTTATTACCTTCTATTTCACAAACCGCGATTCCGTGCCAATGGGAACAACCATTGCAAATGCTGTGGGGAGGGTACGGTCTGAGAATGAGTCTACCAAATAGAATTATTAAGCTGGCTGAGCAGCAGATTGGTGTCAAGGAAGAGCCCACCAATTCCTCTAATGTAAAGTATAATACCTTATATTATGGAGGCCAAGTAAACGGTTCTCAATATCATTGGTGCGTTGTATTTATCTGGTGGTTATTCTATTATTTGGGAATGTCATCCAGATTTTACGATGGGAAAAAGACTGCATCATGCGGAACATACCTGAACTGGGCTAGAATGAAGGGAATCACTCTAGCAGGTCCAAAGGTTGGAAGCCTAGTCCTATTCGATTGGACAGGAGACGGTAAGCCAAATCATATTGAAGTGGTAACTGCTTTTACCAAATATGATATAACTAGTATCGGAGGAAATACTGGACCTAAATCTGACTCAGTTTTGAAGCAAACCAGATCATATGACAACGTTCTCCAGTATGTATGGCCTTATTATAAGGGAGATGATAAAGTGACTCTGGATGAATTTAAGGAGTTGATGGCACGGTATAGGGCTGAGCTCCAAGATAACGACGCCTGGAATATAGAGGAGTCGGTTGAGGCTAGAGAGTTCTGTATTGATAACGGCATTATCGAGGGAGGGGACCCGCTGCCGGATGGCTCTCCTAACTATATGTATCAGGACTTTGTAAACCGGGAACAAATGGCGATCATGCTCAAGAGATTTTACGATAAGTTCATCGAGGGGAGATGATAGAATGGGACAGAGAGTAAAACGAGCTGGCAGAATTGGGACCACAGATAAACTAGCTATTTGCATTGTTATTATGCTGGCATGTGGTTTACTAATGTCCTTTTTTCTATCCGTCTATTCCATCAAAAATAACTACACAGGCCCCCTATATTGTTGGACAGCCATATTTGCTCCAATCGGTACGGCTGCCTCAATCGTTCTTGCCAAAGTTGTCGACAAGAACAAGGCAGAAAACACATGCAATGGAAAAGGAATTAAATATGCTTCTGCTGAGGCCCAAAATTTTGATGCAAAAACGGCTCCGCTAATTTAGGAGGTGCAAGGATGACGGAGACGCTTGAGCTAATAAAATCCATCCTTGAGGTTGCAGTTATAATCGTCTCTGTCTCCTGTATTAAAGATTGTATCCGGCTGATTAAAAAGCTAACAGATAAGAAAGGAGGAAAGAAGTAGTGTATTTTGACTCACTAAACTTATTTGGATTTATTCCCCATAGAGATAAAGTAAGCGCTAGACTATTAAACGATGTGCAGTTTAATGAGCTTTTGGGGAGGCTGTGCAATATAGCACTCTCCCGCTTCAAATGGCAAGGGCTTCCAAAGAGTTGTAATGAACGGGCTCTTGAAATGCAACTATTCTTTTTCGGTAAAGCTCTATTCTTTAACGATGACACAAAAGGCTTTATGAATACACAGGTAGAGCTACCCGGACCCTTCAATATCTACTACGAGTCCACTACAAGAGTCGCATATGGATATGAGTACAGAAAAGAGTATGACGAGAAAAACTCTGTAATCATTAGGGCCAACAAAACCATGACTCCTGATTACCTTATCGTATGGGCTTATACTCCAAAGATCACGAACGCACTCAGGGCAATAGACGTACACCTGGAAACCCTCAAGAGGCCGTTCATTATCGTATGCGAGGATAGGAACAAGAAGAGTGTAAAAGCTGCCCTTGATAAAATCGCAGAGAATGAAACGGCTATTGTGGGGACTAACTTCTCCCAAAAGGACATTGACGTTTTGAATCTCACCGGAACCTGCTATTTGTCGGACATGTGGGCAACTGCCAAAAACTATATGAATCAATGCCTCAATGCTCTAGGTGTGGATAATAACTTCACCGAGAAGAAAGAGCGGCTTGTGGTATCTGAATCAATCGGAGAATCCAATTCTGTGCGTCATTCCCTGGAATCGGAACTTGAGATGCGGGAGCAAGCCTGTGAAGAGATCAATGAGATGTTCGGGCTTAATGTTAGCGTAGAGGCAAACCAAATAGAGGTCTTTCCTGATGAAATGCTAATGACCCCAAACCAGGAGGGAGGTAATAGCGGTGTTGTATCCAACGATTAACTTTGAGAACTTCTCTCCAACTCTTGAGGACCTTGTTACTAGCGGCTATCAGGTATTTGATGAAACCTGGGGGACATACGTTCCAGAGCACAAAACAGTTCTGTGTGGAAAAATTCTAAGAGCTTACTGGTATTATCAAATCGGACAGGATACCCCCGATAAATTTAGGCATTACCTGAACCAGCGTATTGATTTAATCATGCCATATTACAACCAGCTATATAAAAGTGAGCTCCTAAAAATTGACCCCCTTATCAATCATTATCTTACAACCGACGGACACACCGTTAAAGACCTTTTCAAAGAGGCTACAAAGGCTAACTCCTCAGTAGGTAAGGCAATCCGAGATTTTGCCAACTCCGCTAAAGATACAACCGACTTCAAAGGAAACCTTGCGGGAGCTTATGAGACAACCAGCAGCCGAGATATTAGGTCCGATTCCCAAGAAGACGGTGAGCGGGATAAAACTACCGACCGGACAGAGACAATTAACAGAACAGAAGACGAGACAACAAAAGTTGTTGAAAATAAGACAACTGACCAGTCCACCACGGAGAACGAAACTGCCAATACAAGAACTACTGAAAACAACAGTGTTACGTTGGACTCTACTGAGAATGAAACCACAAATAGGACCATTGAGTCAACCATGGAGGATACAAAGAAAGAAACGGTTGCAACCACTGGAAGTGGTGATTCTACAACTAATGAAACAATGGACCAGACAACTAACACTAGGAAGGACTACGCTGACACTCCGCAAAAACAGCTAACCTCTGGGTCCGTTCGTTCCGATTACTTAACTAATGTAACCTGGAACGATGAAGATACAAATAGGACCACAAATACAACAGTTAACAATTCCTACGAAGAGAACAAAACAACAGATACCACTGAGAATAGGACAGATAATACTAAGGACGATACCACAAGAGACCTTACCAGAAAAGACCAAACAAGCGAGACAAAAGATAAAACAGAGGACCTTACAAGAGAAGTAAATGGGACTCTAAACGAGACCGTAGACACAACTACAGATACCACTAGAGACCTGACAGTTAAGCAGGATGAGACGGAGAACACCACCGAAAAAGAGGGGTGGGGTATCCACAAGACAGAGACAACAGACGATGATTACACAGAAAGCAGGGGTACAAACGAGGATACAAAGTCAAACCAAATTGGAGAGCATTTTGATAACGGTTCTTCCAACGAAACTACATCTAGTGCATCCAGCCAGGATGAGAAAGCAAAACAAAACGATACAGAAAAGACTGCACAAAAGGCACAAGGATTTATCAATGTAAGTCAGTCAGACTTACTAACCGCTTTTCGTAGTACGTTCCTCAATATCGATAGACTTGTTATCGAAGAACTGAGGGATTGCTTTATGGAGGTGTTCTAATGAACCATATAGACAAGCCTTGGGATAATACCCCTCCTGACCTCTTGCCTCCGCCCCCTCCTAGTAAGGGAGGTATTAAACCTCCACCTTATGCCGGAAGCGGACCGGACTGTGACTGCACACCACCGCCCCCTCCGCCTCCTGTAGCTCCCGCCCATTGGATTCCTGGAGCGAACTGGCAAGAGCAAATGAACCATGTTATGGAGCGGACAAATGAAGCTATTTGCCGCTGGAACCAGATCAGCGCAGATTGCTACAAGGCCCTACATGATACTGTAGACGCAGCCATTTCTAACGATGTATACTATGATAGGGACGAAGTGGAATTGTACTGCGGCTATGACGAGGGAGAGGAATCTTCCTATTATGTGATCTGCGCACGCGCCGTGGATAAAAAGGGTGAGCCTATTCGAGTTCGGCTTGCTCCCGCTTTTGACAATACTACAAATTCCGGCATCACTCAGAAAATTTCTGATGTGTCCTACATCAAAAACGCAAACGTCATTATTACCGCTGTAAGCCCTACAAATCCTAAATGGGCCGGTCCTGCTATGTGTGCTGGCGGTGCTATGCCTGGAGAAACCATCAAGGGCGGCTATGTGGCGGGCTTCAACATGCACGGAGTCTTAAAGGTGTTCAGCTCTGAAACTGACCCCAATGTACTCTACCAGAATAAAATGGTTGATGTTGTTGGTCCTGTTCTCCCTCTCATCCAGGAGGGCCAGATCACGGCGGCTGGGCAGGGTATGACAGAGCTGAGAAACATCTGCGTCATTGGTTGGAGACGCTCTGACGGAATGAAATTCTTCTTCTGGAGCGGAAACCAGGAGAACCCTGGCATGAGTGGAGTTACCGCTGCTAATATCCTTATCGGATATGGGTGTACTACTGCCGTGGCTACCGCTTATGAAGCATACGAGGAGAAAGAGGAGTATGAGCCCAGGAACGGCTCTGGTATGGAGTATATGGCAACCATGCCTACCGCTCCTATGGGATGGGCTGTCCCCAGCAACTCCGCTTTCTGGTATATCACAAAACGCCCCTTTCGTGGCTGGAAAAATCGATTCGAGGGGGAGATTGCCGATTTAGTCCAGAAAGCAGGTCAGACCCAGAACGACGTAAATTACATTGGATATAAAGTCGACACGGTTGTAGACATTGCTAACGAGGCAATTCAGAAAGCAAATAAAGCAAATGATAGGCTTGATCTACTTGAGCCCCGTGTAGATGATTTGGAAACCCGTATGGCTCAGGCCGAAACCAACATCAATGGCTTAAGGCACGACCTTAACGCGGAAATCCAGAGAGCGACCAACCGTGAAAACCAGATTGAACAGAATCTTAACAATGAGATCAATAGGGCTCAGAACGCAGAGAAAGCTCTACAGGAGGATATCGACGAAGAGAGAGAAGCCCGAATTGCTGCCGATCAGAACCTCCAAACTCAGATCACCGACGTTCAAAATAATTTGACCCAGGAGATTAAGGACCGCACCGAAGCAGACACGAACCTTAACAACGCTATCCTTGCTGAACAGCTTGCTAGGTCTACCGCCGATACCAGACTTGAAAATCTAATTGAGGCTGAGGAAGCTGCTAGACAGTTAGCTGACTCCGCTTTACAGCAGACTATCAATAACATTATCGACGGCTCCCAGAAAATCGAGATTGCACCTGACAGCTTGCCTATTGCCACTCCTACTCAGTTGGGTGCTATCAAGGTGGGCGAGAACCTTACCATTACAGAAGATGGTGTACTAAACGCTCAGGCAGGAGGCGGAGGTGGAGATTACACAGCAGGACCCGGTATCTCTATTACTGGAACTACTATCTCCACTGATAACAATTACCTCACCACTAATCTAAAGTTCCTCCCCACTGCGGGAGGGACCATGACGGGAGATATTAACATGACTTCTCCCGCCGTCATCAAGTTCAAAACAGCAGACGCCGATACCGGAAGTGTTTACACGGATGGAAATGACACCTGCGTAAAAAGTGAGGCAGGAGACATTAGACTCCTGGGCTCTAATGTAATTATCTCTGATGCTGACAACGGAGCCGGAAAAATCAAGATGGGTGTTATTACCATCGAACAGCACGCTAATGAAACAGGAATCAATCATCTGGATATTAACGTTGGCACTGATGCTGGCTCTGTCTATATCAATCGGGATGGGCTCGATGGTGGGACTGGCGAACTGTGGCTTACGGAAGTACACGCTCCTAATGAGCTGCGCCTCAATCCTGGAACGAACATTAACGCTATGAACCACCGGATTACGGGAGTTGCTGACCCTACCCAGAATACTGATGCTCTTACTCTAAAGTACTTTAATGAGCACGGCGGGGGTGGTACTGCACCGAGTTACACCGCTGGAGATGGTATCAAGATTGAGTCTGATGTAATCTCTGTTGACCCTACTTACTTTACTACTAATCCCCAGAGCTTGCCGTACCTGCCTCTGGCTGGTGGGACTATGACTGGAGCCATTACCAGGAGCGGTGAATTGGTAATGGCTGACGCTAACAAAACCGCTATTCAGGTACAGAATCAAAATATTGGAGGAGACAATTCCTCCTTTGCTGTTTTGATTAACGGTGCTGCCTCGAATACTAACTTCTCTATCAGAACAAATCGAACTGTTGCCGATTCTACTAACTCTGCTACTGTAACGAACAATATTAGACTGGGACTGGCTGGAGATAGAAGTAATGTAGTTGTGCTCGATATGGGCGGTATGCCTGTGGTCAACATGGGTGAGCCTACCATGAGTCATGACGCTGTTACGCTGGGATACTTGCAGACCAATGTCGGGACTAATGGGCCGTTCTTGCCGTTGAGTGGGGGTACTGTCACAGGAGCAACTACATTCGGAAGCGCTATATATGGAATCAATTCGCTTTTACTGTTCTCAAAAGATTCAACAGCAAGCGAGCGTACTGATATTTTGCTTGGAAATACCTCGATTGTTGTTGAGGTGCAGGACACGAATGAGTTTACTTTCAGCGCTGATGGGCTCGATATGGGAAATCATAAAATTACTGATCTTGCTGCACCTACACAAACTGGAGACGCTGTAAACCTGGGGTACATTCAGACTAATATTGGAACGGGTCCATTCCTGCCGTTAAGTGGTGGGACTATGACGGGAGATATAACTGGACCTCAATCGTGGGGTCTGAGAAGCGGACATGCAACAAATTATAGCAGAATCGCTTTTGGAACAAACCAGTTACAAATTGGCATCGGTACTGTGCCTACAATTAACGTCTCTAGTCAAGCATTGTCTATGCTAACTCATAGAATTGTTTCTTTGGGGGACCCATTAAGCGATACTGACGCAGTAAACCTAAAAACATTAACTGAGCGTTTGGGAGGACCCCAAACTATTACAGGTTTACCTGCGGGTATAACTACGGAAATCCCAGGTGCTGGAGAAACATCTAATTTAACTGCTAATCCAGACGGAAGCGGTGAAATTTTAGGAACAGCAGAAATTCTTTTTAACGGTACTTATAGCATCATGAAGATTGGCCTAACTAAAGCATTGAGTGCGGGAGTTGGTGCTTATATAGGTTTCGGTAATGGATTAGTTGCTGGAACAACTGTCGCTATGAGAGTTTATTCTAATAGCGGAAACTATATGAGAAGTACTGGCGGAGGAACACTAGACAGTCTGGAAATCGTCGGTCAATTTTCAACTGGAACTTATTATGTTATGGGGCCAACTCTTCTAGTGAAAAGAAGTTAACTCCTCACTCAATTTCATTTTCCCTCTCAGGTAGAAAATTTTTTCGCCTGGGAGGGAAATTTATTTTTTCGTGCAGGTAAAAAATGTAGAGACTTTGAAGAAAACGGCAAAGGTATCCCTTCAGATAGAAGCCGACTGGGA